TATCTACTGTTGGATTACTTGCTTTTGCTCCAAGATAACTGTCATCAAATAAATCAAATGATGCAGCAGCAGCACTAGCAGAGTTAGCAGAAGCTGTAGCACTATTAGCCGAAGCAGTTGCCTCATTAGCAGAAGTGGTTGCAGAGTTAGAAGCATTTGTTTCAGATGTTGCTGCGTTTGTTTCTGAAGTTGATGCGTTACTTTCTGAAGTAGCTGCATTACTTTCACTTGTTGATGCGTTACTTTCTGAAGTTGCAGCAGCACTAGCAGAATTACTTGCGTTGGTTGCTTGTGTAGTTGCAGTTGAAGCAGATGTTGAAGCATTACTTTCAGATGTTGCAGCATTAGTCTCACTTGTTGCAGAATTAGTTTCACTTGTTGCAGCAGCAGTTTCACTTGCAGCAGAATTAGTTTCACTTGTTGCAGCATTGGTCTCTGCAGTTTCGGCATTTGTTTCTGCTGTCTCTGCATTTGTTTCAGCAGTTTCTGCAGCAGTTTGAGCTGTTTGAGCATCTGTTGCTGAACTTGCAGCAGCGGCTTCACTAGCAGCAGCATTGGTAGCACTTGTTGCAGCACTTACAGCATCAACGATTAATGCCCAGTATGAAGTATTAGTTAAAGCAGTACCAATAGGTGATGCTTGAATACAAATATAAATATTATTTAGTTGAGCAGTAGTTGAACCTTTAACAATATCTCTAACAACGAATGCTGCTGTAGTAGTAGTAGCTGAAGTTCCTTGATATGTACCAAGTTCTTGTGTTACAGAAATTTCTCCAGAACTATCAAAGGCTAGAATTTTATTTGCTCTATCTGTTGCACTAACTGTGAACTCCGTAGAGGTCATAGTGTTAGCTCTTGAAATTTTTATAGATCTATCAAGTTGTTCTTGTAATTCTTGAATAATAGATAAGTTTTTATCAAAAGCAGTTTCAATAGAATTGGCTGGTAAATTATCATTTTCAATTAAATCTAATGTTTGAGTTTGTGTAGTAGATCTTCTTAATACAACCGTTTCTGTACTTAATGGTGCAGTTACAAAAGTTACTGTTCCTCCTCCAGCCTCACCTACTCCAGTTACTGCATAATTTGTAGATCCAGTTCCAATAGCTCTTACACTTTCAGCACCAGTCGCATTAGTCTTAACGATTACTTCTATAAAATCTTCATCTGTGATTTTAAAAGCATAAGTAAATGCTACAACTGATCCGTCTCCGCTGTAACTGCTCTTTATAATTGTAGTTGATATTGTCATAGTTCTTTATTGTTTTTGTTATTGTTAATTTTCAAAGATTTCCATAAATCTATTTGTTTCGTCTTGTGATCCTTGAGAAGCTCTAATTTTTTTAAGTGCTAATTCTTTAGCTTTAATTTTAATTCTGTCTGCAAATTTGCTATCTTTAAATTCTTCGTTAGCTTCTGTTCTTGCTTCTTGTTCAATTTCTTTAAGTCGATTTCTTTGATTTTCTCTAATAGGCTCTTCTGTGTAAGAACTATCTTCTAAAAGTTCTTCACCTTTTGCTTTTAATAATTTTCCAGCGAAGGTTTCTAATGCAGAATATTCTCTTGAATTTAAAACTACATTAATTGGTATTTCTTGGTCCAATCCAAGATCAACCATAATCATCATCTTCTTTTTAATTATACCTGGAAATATCTCTAATCTTTCATATTCTTTAGTTAGAGGATGAACTTTAATACCAGAGAGCATTCCTTGTTTCATTACTTCATCACCAAGATAATCTACTTGAATTGGTAAATCATTTTCTGCACCAGGAATTTTTTTCTTAATCATTTCAATAAAAGACATATTCAATTTATTAAAATCATCTTTATTAACTAAACCCCACTTTTCACTATCAACTTTTTCAGAACCTAGATCATTAAATTGATTTAAAAATGTAGTGTAAGGAACTTGACCAGCCATAAGCTTTTTAAATTCTTTTATAACAATAGGTCCATCATTGTTTGACATCTTCATTGAAGTATAAATGTCAATCAATCTTGCAGTACCTTGCATGAAAGCGGAGTTACCAACGTTATCACCTATAGATAAAGCGTAACCTTGTAAAAAGTCTTGAATATCATCCCAGTCATTATGATCTTCTGCTAATTGACTTAATAAAAAACCAAGATCAGCAGCTACAGATGCAACCAATACAGCTGGCTCAAATCCATTAAAACTTAATTGTAAATCTTCAGCTTCTTGTAAACCTAATTTTTCTGCTAATTTATCTAATCCAATAACTTCACCCCACTCATCATTTAAAAAGTTATGAAATCTAAATGATTTAGGCTGTTTGTTAGAAGCTTCTCTTAATTGATAACCTTCATATCCTCTTTTATCTGGATCAGATCCACTAAATTTTCCAAAGTAACCAAGTGGAACAAACGTTGCTAAAAAAGCCCAACCCATAGCGTGCTTGGCTTTTGCTAATTGTTCTGTTGCACCTCCAGCATTTAAATCGTTTCTATGTTTTCTAAGAAATTTACTTAGTATCGGATTTCTTTCAGTAGCAGTTGCAGCAATATTTCCTGGAGTTCTTAAGAAAGGAAAATACTGACTAGAAAGAATACTTATACCAGACAAGAATTGAGAATTTTTTAATTCAGAAATAAAATTAGCAGTATCACCAATAGCATCACCTCTTTTTTTTAAAGGAGTTTGAAAAGTTCTTTCTTGTGCAAGTGCAAAAGCTTTCTCTGTAAATTCTTTTGGTGGACTTGTAACTAATGTTGCTAAATATTCAGGAGCTTTTTCCATTGTTAAAGTTCCACTTTTAATAGCAGCAATAGTTTCTCTATAAGCTAAAGCATAAATTTCACTAAGATAAGCAGCATTTTTAAAATAGTTATCTCCAGTTTGTAACCATCGATAAGGCATTCTATCTCCAGTAACTACTCTGCCAACAACATCTACAAAAGTTTTTAGCGGTCCATCATCTATTCCAAAAGCTTCTCCAGAAAATGCTTTAATATCATGCTCTGCTTTAGTTCCAGCTATGTTACTTTCAAATCCTGGAAACTCATTATAAACTTTTTTAATTTTCTTAAGTGGACTTTTAAGAGTGTCTGTACTTATTAAATTTAATTGTTTAAAGTCATGTCTAAATGCTCTCCACATTGCAGTTGTTGCCATGTGTTCTCCAAAAGCTACAGCTTCATTTTCAAATTCAGCAACACCGTCTTTAACTTTACCACCCCACCTCGTAGTAGCATAACGTCTTTCAGATCTTTGCATTGTTTTAAAAATCCAACTTCCTGAAATATTCTTAACATGTGTCATTGTACCAAATAAGATATTGTTTAAAAATATCTCAATCATTGCGTTGTTACCTTTGACCAACCAACTTTTTTCTAAAAATTTAATTTTATTTTTTATTCCTGGCGTTCTTAAATAAGCTTCAGCAATATTTAATATTTGTTCTTTACCACCAGCTTTTAATAAAATTGCTTCTCTATTTAATTTATCTAAATTTAAATTTGGAACAGCTCCAGTATCATATACTTGTCTAAAACTTTGTAATGCTCTACCAGCTTCAGCTCTTGCACCTAAGTACATTTTTTGTAATTCAGTAACTAAGGCATGCTCTTGCATAAAAGCTAAAGCATTTGCTGTAGTATCTCCGTTTTCAGTTCTTAATGTTAATCCTAATTGTTCAACTTTTTTATGTTTAGCAATTAGTAATCTTGTTAAAGCTTCAATTTCAGCATCATTTAAAGCAGTACCAGGTTTCATCTTTAATAAACCATTGGTTAAAGTTGCTTCATCAGCGCCTAGTAAAGCAGCTAATTTACCTTTTGCGGTCCAAGTTTGAACACCTCTTGTTTGCTTAACAACTTCTTTAGGATCCAACTGTCTAGCAATGATTTGAGCAGATCTATAAACATCATCAGTATTATTAAGTGTGTTAATGTTTAAGCCATCTACTATCTTTGGATCTGCGTCTTTTGTTTGTCTTAAAATATCATCTTCTTCTATGTAATCTTCAGCACTAATCTTATTTAACTTTGGTTTATTTGGATATTTTTTATTTAAATTTTTAAGTAATCCAGTACCTTTTTCAATTATTGAAGGAGACGTTATTGGCTCTTCTACTACAACTGGCTCTACATATCCTAGATCAACTGGTTTTAAAGGTTTTCTATTACCAGCATTAACTTCATCAATGATAACCTGACTATCTTTTAATAGATTTTTTGCTTCTCCAGCATCATTTAAAATTGGCTTTATCGGTTTTGATTTTATTTTCGATACAGCATTTACAATAGCTTTAACCATTAATTTATTTTCCTATACTTGTGAAATTTTTGAGAATATTTGAAGATACTCTCTATTTATTATTATTGTGTTAGATTTGAAATAGTATTGTTTCTATCATTATCTAGGACAGCATTTGATCCAACAGCAGCTCCAGCTCCTATACCAAATATATTGAATAGTGACTGACCTTCTTCTTGTACTGATTTTTTCATTGATGGTGTAACTTCTATAATTGTAACTGGCAGACTTGGTTTATTATTTGGACTATCTATTGCTTCTCTTACTCTAAAATCATCGTCATAAACTTCAGCATTCCATTTCTTGCCATACTTTTTAAGAAAGCTTGGAATAGTCTCATTATATAATCTGTATTTACCAGCTCCAGATCCTAAAATAATTGGTTTATCAAATTCAGCAAAATATGTAGTATTTTTTAAATCTTCTTCTGGTGTATTTTTAATAAAATTATCAATATTATCTTTTAATTGTGAATAATTTTTAGGACCAATATCTCTTTCTAATTTATAAATATTTTCTGCCATATATGCTGTTCTTCTTATTTCTTCATTTCCATTACCAAAAAATTTAACTGCAAACATTGGATCATTAGTTACACTAGAAAGTTTTGGTGTGACTATAACTTGAGTAATTTTATCAATACTTTCTCCGTATCTGTTTGCTGCTAAATCTCCTTTAGGAATTGCAATTCCATCAAAACCATTATCAGCAGCATATCTAATTAATCTTTTAATACTTAGCTCATACCAATTATTTTTAAATGGAAAGTCATAAGGTTTGACATTTGCTTTAAGTTTTTCTGTAGCTTCTTCTACAGTAAATTTATTTCCTGGAAATGCCTCATCAGACATTCGACCTAATTGAGATCCAGTTAATTCATCAATTTGTTCCATATCAGCTTTTTTAATTTTAGCTGCTTTAATACCAAAATCAGATTGCATTTCTTCAACTGTTAAAAGCTTCTTATTTCCTTTCATTCTTGTTTTAAATCTTACATGAGCTATTTCTGATTTAACATCCATATGACTTGGATTTTTATAAGGTGTATATGATATTTCATTATCGTATCTTGTAGATGGTATACCAACATCCATTCCACCTTTTTTAATCTTAAAGACTAGCTCTGTATAATCTTCTCCACCTGGCTCTGTAAATCTTTCAAATTTTGGTGAATTGTTATTAGACATAAAAATTCTTCTTTCTCTTTCAATTAAATATTTTTCAATTTCTAAAGGATCAAATTCTAAAACTCTTACTCTTCTATATCTTTCTGAACCAGCCGTATTTAATGCAGATGGCATATCTCTTATTAATTCTTTTTCTTTAATAAGTTGGTCAGCTAAATCTCTTCCAGCAATAAATTTTTGTCCATTAAGGTCATCTAAAAATACATGAGTTTCAATTTTTCCAGATGAAAGAGTATAATCTTTTAAAAAGGTTGGACTTTGAATTGGCAATCCTTCAAATAAATTGTTTAATTGACCATAATCCATTTTTGGAGCTGATGGATCTGTGCCTATTTTTTTATTATTGGCTTCAAATTGTTTATAATTAAAAACATCATAATTTGGATATGTAGGATCTTCAAAGCTATCTAAATATCTATTTTCAAAAGAATTAATTTTTTCTTCTAAGTCATCTGAAAGTTTATAAGCACTTCCACCTTGAGAAACTTCTTCAATATCAATATTGTTTTGATTAACAAAATCTACTACTTCTTTTTTAGTTACGGATTTCTTACCTTCTAAAAATGTATCAAGACCTATCCATTTAATTTCATTAGCTTTAACACCAGGTACATTTTTAATTGAGCCTAATATCTGTTCACCACTTCCTTTTTCTGCAATATTTTCTACAGCTTGTTTTACTGCGGAATTAAATACTGGAGTTTTTTTTTTAGATATTACGTTCATGCCAGCCTTCAATAAATTTGAAGTTTTTTCAAAACCATATTCATTAACTGTTCCAGGAATAGCAGATTGATCACCAAGATTTATTTGAGAATTATTTTCTACTGGCTGATCTTCGTTAAATCTAAATTCTTGCATAGGCACTTCATTAGGATCATTATTACCTTCTATGGCTCCAGCTACAGCACCACCAACTGCAAATGTTGGTAAATTTGTTTTCATAAATTTAGCAGCTTTAATAACTTGAGGTATAGCAAAAGCAAAAGCTGTGTATTCTAAAGTTTGGATTACTTCATCAGCTAACGCATCAACTGGAGTATTTGGAATAATACTTAATATCTTTTTAAGAGCATTAACTTCTTCTTTACCGTATTCTTGAATAAATGTACTTTCCATACCGAATAGTTTTTCCTCAAGAGCAATAGCACTACCCATACCGAAACCTAAAACTGTAGCCCAAACTTTAGGCACACCAGCTTTAACTAAGCCTTCATATAATGGAAGTGATACCAAGCTGTCTTGAACAACTAGATTAGCAAATTGAGAAGCCATGTTAGCATCCTCTTGAATTGCTTTAAATTTAGCTCTGTTTTCTCTAAAGTATTTAACTTTCTCTCCAGACCATTCCATCAACTTTTCATCGTTATTAAGCATATCTGGAATTTTACCATCTGGTCCAGGCGGTTTTCCCATAAAATCAATAAGCTTATCCATAACTGGAAGTAAGTTGACACCAAACTCTCCAATGTTATTTGCTAGTATTCCGAATGTAGGAGGTATTTTTTCTTTATCAAAACCACTTGCAGCATAATCAAATGTATCGCCAACTACGCTTTGATCTACAAAATCAAATAAATTATTACCTATTTCTTTAATTGTATTTAAGTGAAATTCAGCTGCACTTTCTTTGTCTTTCTCTTCAAACTTTTTGATCTCGATTGGCTGGTACATTTCATTCTTTTGACCAGTAAATAGTTCAGTTAAATCTTGTTTGTTTTCTTTAAGAATTTTAAAAGGTTTACTATTTTCAATATCAGCTTTGTTTTTTGCTGGTATATAAATATTTTGTAATAATTCAGAGTTTTTATCCTGGAACGAACCGTCTATTTCTTTAATCATTTATTTTTCCTTTTTTCCAAATAATTCATCAAAACTATTTTTGTTTTTACCTTCAAGAGCATAATCAAGTTTTGCTTCAGGTGTTCCTTCAAATAAATTATATCTAGCTGTAAATACTTTTTCTAAAAAATCTATTTGTGCAAGATCATTAATAAATGTTTCGTAACTTCCATGTGAAGCTACTTTTGTTCCATCTGGTTTAGTAAAACCTTTTAAATTCATTAAGGCATTTTTGTTTAACTCAGCAAACATATCTAAACCTTTTTTACCTGATGCTGTGTATAAATCTTTTAAATCTAAACCTTTCATCCATTGCGGTTTTGATATTACTGTTAAATTAGGAACTAAATCTTCAAGGAATGAACTTGAGTTTAATACTTTTAAATAAGCATTTTGACCTGAATATCCTTGTTTAATAAATTCATGGTATTCATTTATGATATTACTTCTTCTAGTATCTAAAGCAGATTTCTTTTTAGTAGAATTTGATGATGAGCTATTAAAGGTACTAATATTATCTTTAATCATTTGCTCATATTTTTTACTTTCTTTATGAGCTGGAAAATTCTTTTTAGCTTTATCTACAATAGCTGTAAAACTTGTCATGTCTTGTAAGCCTATTTTTCTTAAAATATTCTCATCTAAAAAAACAGCTCTTTTAATATCCTCTAACATTTCAAAACTTTCAGCTGCATAGAAAGCTGATGTTACATCTGCAACTACTTTCTCATCAGACATAGCCTCATTGTTTGTTAAAGCTCTAGTCAACATATTAAACATTGATCTATTTATATATTGATCATTATAAGCGTCATAAAGCATTGCTGCTGTAGGAGCTTCATTAATTAATGTAGAATCTTTTTTAAAGGCATTTACTCTTAATAGCATTTCAGTAAAGACACCTATCTTATCATCCTGATCTTTTATCTCTTCATAAGTACGTCTAATATCAAGATCTTGCATTTTAGCACTTAGCTTGTCTTTAGCTTTATTTAGATAATAATCAGCTTTATCTGTACCAACTAATTCTACTAATGCTTCTTGATTTTTAATAACTTGTGTTTGATTTAATTCAATATCACCATCAATCATTAACTCTGCTAATTGTAATTGTTTAGCTTCAGTTGTTTTTTTCCACTCTTCAGCTCCAAAAAATTCTTCTAAAGCTTTATTAGTAACAAGATTTGTAAATTGAGTAGTACCAATACCAATTAATTCCGTATCACCACTTACTATATTTAATATAGCTTGATTAAAATTTTTGCCGATACCTTCTTTATATTTATAAATTGAGTTATCCGTAAGATTGTTAATTAATTTTGGTAAAAGTTTAAGTTTGTTTTCATTAACACTTTGCTTAACTAAATTTTGTACATTTTTATTATATCCATCTAATTCTTTTTTCCAGACAGATATATCAACATCTTTTTCAAATAATCCTGGAACATTTTTAATATCAGAACTGTTTTTGTATTTGTTGTATGAGTTAGACATATCAGTTGTAATCTTTGGCATGATTTCATTAAACTGATTAGTATCTTCAATCTTATTTAAATCTTTTTGAATATCCTCAATAGCTCTTCCAATACTTGAAATACCAGCACCAAGATTTGTTGCATACGATGGTGATATTGCTAATGCAGACGCATTAACTGTATTGCTTTCTCTTGCTTTAGTATTGTTCGCTATAATCTGAAACTTAGCCATTACCCAAATATGCTTCCAGTTTTTTGTTGATTGTAACCCATAGTTAAAATGCTACCAGCAGCTTTAGCGTATTCAGTTCTTTTAGAAATCTCACCTTTAAATCTTTCACCTTCTGCCTTAGCCATAAGTAATATAGATTGATTTTTTAAATCATTAACTGCAACGGTGTTATTGTAATCAGCCATTGCAAGTTCATTAACAATGTTTTGTTTATTTCTTAACGCAACAATGCCAGATGTTTCACCAGCTCTTAATTCAACACCAGATTTAAATACTGAAACTTTAAACTGTGAATAAGCTATATCAAGATCTCTTATTAATTTTGGTTTTTCAATGTTTTGATAAATTCTTTCTCTAACTTTTGCTTTTTCAGCATCAATCTTAGCTTGAGCTTGTGATACTCCAGCATTATAATTTCCAAGTTGACCAGCACCATAGCCGCCAAAAATATTTCCAATAAAACTCATATTAATATATTTTTCCTAATTGATAATAATCTGATCCATCTGGACCATAATTTTTTTTTAATCCTTCAATTTCTAAACCAAGCCAAGTTGCAAACCTGATACCTAATTTAAATTCAGCCTTAACGGATGTTTGTAATCTTTTAATTTTATTTTTTTTACACATTTGATCTGTTAATTCTTTCATTGTCTTTGCTGATAAAAATTTCATTTCAAATATGTTTTGTGAAGCTAGAACCCAACCTTCAGCAACTCCATCCCACAATATAACAATACCTATTGCAAAAATTGGCTTACCATCCATAAACATTGTGTAAGCATTGCCTTTAGTTGAATAATTACAAATTCTGTTATCTTCAAAACTTGCATCAATTTCCATTAGCTTAGAGTTCATACCAAAAGCTATAATTTGATCTGCGTGTTCTGGTTTAAAATCTTTTATTTCACTAGCCATCAGAAGTTACGATAGTTGGATATAAAGCTAGTACCGTTAATGGTAATGCTTGATCTTGTTTAACAAAAATAAATCCATCTGTATTGTAATCGTCTGTAAATTCGACTTCTTTGTCACCAGCTAAAAATGTTGATACTGGTAAATCCATTGCACCTGATGTTGTTCTAAAAGGTACTGTCTCCAGGCTATCTAATGATGGACCAACTTTTGCTCCAACGGTTTCAAATAGTCTCAATGTAACTTTTGATATTCTTTTAATTTTTCCTTGAGCAGTTCCTTCGTATTGACCAGCTCCAGCTTCAATTCTCATTGTCTGTAATACTGAATTATAAGGTAAACCAACTACTACTTTTCTTGATGGTCTATCTAAACTTATCGCTCCTGAAGCTACTACTTTGTTAGCATGAGTTGCACCATCTGCTAGTATAAATACTGTTTCACCTTCAAGATGATCTAAACCAGATAAAGTATTAGTAGCAACACCACTATAAGATAAGTGACTATCTAAAAATTTAAAATCTTGCGGTGCAGTTTCATCAAAATCAAAATCTGAAAAACATTCCACATATCTTTTTACAGCTCCATTAACCCAACGTTGAGTAATTATCCAAAGTTCATCTTCATTAAGATCACCTGAAATACTAGCAATACTTTCAACTTTTGCAGTTTGTAAAATATTATCAGTTTGTTCAGATGTATGAGCTGAAGTTAAAGCAACGACATTAATTAATTTACTATCTGAAAAAAGTTTAAATTGATCATCATCTACTCTTGAAACATAATAAGAAACATTTTCAGCTATGCCACCGATTGTTGTTCCAACATTATCATAAAAAATTACATCACCAGTTTTAAATCCATGTGATGCTGAATAAATAACATTAGATGAAATGTTTATACCTTGATAAATATATTGTGTAGAAGCTGTACTTGGTCCAGTTAAACTAATTGCTGTTCCAGCTGCAGAGTTAGCAGCAGTTGTAGCAAGTTTAATTGTATTAGCATCTGTTCTTATTACAAAATAAAGCGATCCACTTGATATTCCAGTTATCGGATTTGCTGCAGCATAATAATAAATTGGATCATTAGTTGCTAGTCCATGAGAAGTTAATGTAATTGTATTATTTGTTCCATTAACAATCGTTGTATTGGCAGTAAAAGAAATCTGCTGTTGTATAATATTTTTAGTTGTATCTGCCTTGCCACCTAAAATATGTCGATGCCAGGCGACAACATTATCTGTTCTTTGATAAGTTAAACCAGCTAAAACTCCATCTTCTCTAACACACCATAAAATATTATCTGGTGATTGTTGGAATGCCATTTCAGTTATTCCACTTTTAGTAACAGTCTCGTTTAGTATAGTAAGGTCTGGAGCGACATATCCATCGCTGTCATAATTGTAAGCTAGTTCTCTAATTTTTCTTTTAGCTGCTTGTAAAAACAATACAGCGTTTCCAGCTGGTTGAGCATCTACATTAGCTGCACCGAAAGATGATTGTCTTTTAATGGTAACATTTGTTGGAGTAACCGCTGCATCTGTACCATCTGCTGATACTGAAAACTCTCCACCAGTAGTACCAATTAGTAAAGTTCTTACTGCTTTTAAATATCTAATCTTATTTACCTGGTTACTTGCTATTGTATAAACCATAGCGTCATCTGCATCAGTTCCAGTAGTCATATTTTCATAATCTCCTGATTTAGAGAAATACAAAGTTTGTGGCTCATCAGTAGTTCCAGCAAATACTAATCTTTGTTCAAAGAATGAAACACAAGAAGGAAATCCAGTTGTATTGCAAAATGCACCTAAGTTAAATGCTGCTGTAGCATCTGTATTAGTAAATGCAGTAGTTATTGTAACAACAACAACAGTTGTACTGGTCCTTGCTGTAATTATAGCTTTACCAGAATTAAATTTTAATATTCTTCCAACATCAGTTGTTTGAAATCCAGTACCACTATTTATTCCAGTTATTGCGGAAGCTGTAACATTAACTCCAGTTGCAACTGCAGCAGAGGCTGGTGTTAAAGTAGTATCTGTAGTATTTGTTGCAAGATAAGGTCCATCAGTAAAATCAACTTCTGTTAATGTCCAAGATGTATGTGCAGTTCTTGATAGCTTCATCACTTCGTGATTTGGATGTGTAATGAACATCACATCGGCAGACTGAGCATATTTAATTTCAAATAACTCTGCAGTTAAATATGGAGTTGATATTTCATAAGCTGAACCACCAGATAAAATCTGACCTTTGTCTTTAAAAAATCTTATATAATTGTTTCCAAATTCTAAAATATAAGTTTGAGTAGTAGAAAATTCAAAAGGAATTAATCTTGTTTTAGCAGCGCTTGATTTAACTTCTGCAATATATTGAGTTCCCACTCTTCTTGCTGCAGCACCTTGAGGATGCACCAACATATTTTCTAATGTTTTACATCCTGATCCATATTTTTCAAAATCAGTTCTGCCATCTAACTTTGCTGAAAACTCTCCAGCTACAAAACTATTTATGGATGCTGTTGTTCTTGGCATTATAATCTAGCATTTGTAAATTCGTTAGCCTCTACAATATCTAAACTATTTTCCGTAGCATCTATAAACCTTGCTTCTCTTAATCTCTCATCAGCTCTAGTCATATATTGATTAGCTAAAGTTGCGTTGTTAGTTATTGCATAACAAAGATCAGCCGCTAATTGATGTGAAACAGCTTCTCTTAAATAACTATCATAATTATTTGGATCGGTGTCTAAGGCAATGTAAATTAAATAAATAGTTCCTTCATCAGTTACAATATTTCTACCTTCTAATTTATAATCTAAAGCTGTAGCAATACTGTCTGTTGAACCATTATGAATTTTTAAAACTCTTAAACAATCTGAAGGTAATGCGTAAGCATAAGTGTATTCTATAATTGGTGCTGTACTATTTTGAGCTAATTGAACTCTTTTGTGCAAGCAATTCCAAGCATGAGATCTAAATACTCTATTTCTTACTGGCTCATATCTTTGATTACATAATCTGGCATTTTTAGTATCATCTGTTAATGCTGTTATTGTTGATGCGCCCAGCAAATTCAAAGCTGAATTACACATATTTACTACTGATGCCATTATATATTTTCCACCTTAATTTCCTGACAATCAAATTTGATTGCTAGTTTGTTATTATTAATTTCTTCTTTATCTAAACTTTTTAAACTTTTGTGAGATTGGATATATCCTTGCAAGATACACTCACTATAATTATTAAATTCTAATCCTTGTATTTGACCAGGCATACAAACTGGCTGCGCTCCAGAAAACGAACACAAATATAAAACTATTATGTATTTCATAAATTCGCCTGGCGGAGTATTTCATCCGCCAAACAATTATTATTGACTACTATACTGTGTATTTAACCCAACAATGAATAGAGCCAGTTATAGTTGCTCCACCAGTTGTGATTACAATATCAGTTTCCGCAGTTGTTCTGTAACCCAGACCAGTCATCGCAGTATTAGCAGCAGTAGAGCCACCTAACATTGATTGAACTTGACCAGCAGCATTCCATGTACCAACAGCAGCTAAGTATCTGTCATCATCATCAGCATCACCAACTTTTAAAGTTGAAGAAGCACCTAAAGCATCACACTTTACAATGACATCCATTATAGTTGCATTAGTTGGAACTCTACCAATCGTAATGTCTGATCCTTGAGCAAGAGAAGAAGCTTCATAACTATCGTATGAAACACTTATATTGCCACCTAGAACTTCGCTATCCACTTTTTCAGAAGGAGTAGCAGTTATTATTGTGTTATTAACACCTTTAACGCTTGACATAATTTATATCTCCTATGATTAAGCTTCGTTACATGGAATTTGAAAAACAGCTTTCTCTTCCATTCTAGTTGCGCCTAAAGTCATACAGTAATAAACTTGTGTACTGTAACTCTTGTCGGCTCTTTCAGAGATTTTAGCAGACACGTCTTTTCCGATAGCTAATTTAATAGCATCTTCTGTGTAAGCGAAAACCAATCTGTCATCTGTGTTAGTTGCGTCAAAAGAAAGTCTATTTGACATAATAAACTCAAATCCTAAGAACGAATTAACTTCACCAGTTGATAAAGCTCTAACTGTATTAAAGTCAGCACTTGTAACTGATGTTGTTCCTAAAAGATCATTTATCTGTTGAGGTCCACAAACGATATACCTTTTTCTTGAATTATCTATATCGTTTTCATCAAAGTTTTTCTTCGCAGCTAAAAGTTTTGCTACAGTCAAACCATCTGATTGATTTGAAGTTGCGAACTTTTGAGTTGAAGGTAAAGGTGTTGATGCTGAACCAGTAACGCCAGTTGAAGCTGAAGCATTTAATGCTGTGATAATCACATCATCCATTGCTCTATTCATTGCTGCCGCTGCATTTTTTGCGTACGCTGAAGTTGGATCAACTAATGCTCTGATTTTATCAGTATCATCAATTAAATCTGCCCATTCATAATCCGCTAGACTTACTCTACGTCTGCTATGTGGTGTATCGATTTGAGGTGTATTTCCGTGTCTAGAAGTCCTCAAAACTGCTGCTGTAGAATCAATTTGTTCAAAGAACGCATTTTTTCCCACAACAGTTTCCACATCTACAGAAGATCTTAACTTGCTACTCATTTGTTGAGATAGCATTTGTACATTCGATGAGTATTGTTCAACGAATGAAGTTGTTATGTTAGAACTCATAATAAGTTCCTCCTCTATTTATGTTAGTTAATGTTAAACGGATGATTATCCTTGCGGGTCCTCCTAAGCTTTACATCTTCGGATGTTAGTCTTTCCTAACGTCAACAAAGGTCTTGCGATTGTCTTTGATTTTATTCACCTAACTT